TGCACAGGTACTTGAGCCCCCCCTCCCCGCCCGAACGGAAGCGGCCGAGGATCGCCGCCCGCACGCCGTCGGGGGTGTCGCCAGTCACGAATCCGCACTCGATGCCGTGCTTGGTCTTGAGCACATCGACGATGTGCTGGCCGTGGCGGATGCCCGACGAGAAGATCAGCGTGGCGCTGCGGTCCTTGGTGTGCTGGGCGATCTCAGCGCACGCGCCCTCGACCAAACCCTCCTTGTCCATCAGATCCTCGACTTCGCTGGCGACGAACTCGCCGGCACGGACGTGCAGATCATCGGTGCTGATCTTCTGCAGACCCGCCTTGGTTTTGAGCGGCGACAGGAATCCCTGCACGATCAGCTCGCGGACGCCGACCTCGTAGCAGACGTGGTTGAGGATGTTGTGAGGGGGCGGGGCGCAGATCGCACCGGACTTGAGGCGGTAGGGCGTGGCGGTCAGCCCGATGACGCGCACGTTGGGATTCACCACCTTCGCGTCGGCGATGAACTGCCGATACATCCCGTCGTCGTCGGCGGGAATCATGTGCGCCTCATCGACGATGATCAGATCGACGGGGCCAAGGTCGCACGCCTTCCTCCAGATGCTCTGGATGCCCGCGACCGTGACGGAGTAGCCGAGGTCCCTCCGCTTGAGGCCCGCCGAGTAGATGCCCATCGGCACGTCGGGCGCAATGACGCGGAGCTTGTCGGCCGCCTGTTCGAGAAGCTCCTTCACGTGCGCCAGCAGCACCACGCGACCGCCCCAGTAACAGACGGCGTCACGGCAGATCGTTGCGATCACGGGCGTCTTGCCCCCGCCGGTCGGGATGACCACGCAGGGATTGTCGTCGCGGGTCCGCAGATGCTCGTACACCGCGGCGACGGCTTGAGATTGGTAAGGACGCAACTGCATTAGGACTCCCGCTCCGACACGAGCACCATCACCTTGCCGCCTGGAACCGGTTTGCTGCGCACGACCTGGAGAGAGTCAATCTGGCTGTCGTCCTGGTACGCGCCGCCATGCTGGAGCGCGTCGAGGAGCGCCTTCAGGATGTTGTCGAGATCTCTCCGTCGCCGATCGGGCGGGCGCACGCTGATGAACAGCGATATGGACCCGCCAGCGGTACTCACACACTGGTGCGCAAGCTCGTCCGCGACCCGCTGCCGGTATTCGCGTCCGACACGGCTGATCAGTGTGCGATCGCCAACGTGCCGCCAGTAGTGGTTGACGCTCGGGGGGTAGGACAACTCGTACGCGACTTCCCTGCCCTCGTCGTCCGCGATGTCTTCAATCACCTCTTCCACGGCGGGGTCCCTCCTGCGGGCGTGCGAGCGCTGGCCGCGTTGCCGATTGGGTTGCCGCCCTTCTTGGCGTAGCCCTTAATGACGTTGGTGAACTCGCCGTTGTCGTCGCGCTTCTTCAGCCCGACGTTGATCTCCAGGGGGACGTTGTGGAGCTCGACCGAGTCCTTCGGCTGCATCACGCCGATCGCGCGGCAGATGGCCGAGAGCTCGCCGCGGGCGATCTTGACCGTCATTTCGGACTTGTTCTCGAGGTTGAGGCGGGCCCAGACCAGGCGGCCCTTGAACTCGCCATCGATGATCTGGAAGGTCAGCTGCAGGTACTTGCCGCCCCCGGTCTTGGTCGGCTTGAGCTCCGACTCAGAGACGACGGCGAGGTACTTGCCCGCGGGGAGCGGATCGAGCGCGACGGACGGGTCAACCTGGCTTGCATCAAAGTTGTTCAGCGTGGCCATGAATCAGTTCCTTTGTGATTGGTGATGGACGAATGAGGGATGGACAACGGCAACGGCGCTCAGGCCGCGCCGGCGTGATCGGTGGTGGGAGAGGGCGCAGAGGAGTCGGCGAAGGGGTTCTCCCCGCGTGCGAACGCGCCGTAGACGCGGTAGTCGAGCGGGATCTCCTCGGGCAGGCCCAAGCGGTTCTTGGCGACGTGCGCCGGCCGCTCGACAGTGCGGATGATCCGCTCGCCGGTGGAGACGCCGTTGTGCTTGGCCTTGTTGAAGCCCTCGTCGACCTTGACGGTGTGGACCTTGTACGTGGCAAAGAGCACCTCGTCGGCCCACTCCTGCACCAGCGCCGACGCGAGCTTGTGCAGTCGCGGCGAGTACCGGTCGTACGGCACAGTCTCGGGGTTCTCGAACTTCTCGATCTTCGCGTGGGCGATGAGGACGACGGCCATGCCTCGATCACTGCGAAGCGCATCGAGCGCACCGAGAACGGCTCGCCACTTGTCGATGGCGAACGAGAAGCCCTTGGCGTAGCCGATCTTCTCGATGTTCTCGACGTTCTCGTCGGCGCACACCTCGGCCCAGATCAGGCGCTCGAGCCAGTCGAGGCTGTCGATGACGACGGTGCGGTAGTCGTGGTCGCCCGAGTACAGGGACTCGAGCGCCGCCATCACCTCGCCGAGGCTTCGGGCCAGCGGAAACGACTCGCAGTCGATGTCGGCCAGGCCGTCCTCGGTGGGGACAAAGATCGGCTTCTCGGCCATCGCGCCGAAGGTGCTCTTGCCGATGCCGTGGGTGCCGTACAGCATCACGCGGCGGGGACGGGCCTTGCGGCCCTTGCTGATCTGGTTCAAGAGGGTGTGGGGGCTGGCGGTCGAGGTTGCGGGCATGGGATCTCCGTGCTTGGGTAATGAGGGATCGAGGTCGTGGGGCCAGATCTCGCGGGTGAACGCACCCTGGCCAAGGCGGACGAGGGGGACCGTCACGTACCAGCCCCACACGCCTGCTTGGCCGTTGAGGGGCGTTTCGGCACCGGACCGTCAGCACGAGCCATGCTGAAGGTGTCGCCGCCGAACTCACGGGTGCAGAAACCGATGAAGATGCGGGCGACCGCGCAACCAATGTCGGTGCTGCCGTCGACCACGACCACGCGAGCGTCGGTGTCGATCGCGTAGCCAGCATCGAGACGAACGGCGGCTTCGCCGTAGAGGCAACCGACCGCGAGGATCGCCAGAAGGAGCGTCTCCTCAACCGCCTCCATATCGACAGGGACTTCAAACATGAGCCGGTACACGATCCGGCCCGTGCGGGCGCTGCCGCTGTTCATGGCTGTTCTCCTTGGCCCATCTACGCGAAGCGGCCGGAAAGTGGCGAATGCATCAGAGGTATTCCTCCAGCCCGGCGTCGCGGAAGATCTGACGGATCTTGGTGACGGCGTAACGCAGCGTGCTCCGCGGCACGCCCATCTCCTTGGCGGCAGGGGACACCACATCGCGGAGCAGCTGATCGCAGACCGCTCGCTGCTTCGGAGTCAGCTTGCTACGGGCTGACTCAATATCAACGCGCAGATCGATCGTGCGAATCCACATGTCGCCCGCGCACGCGGGATCGGCAACGGAGTCTCCATCGGCATCGAGAGGGAGTGGGTTGCCGCGTCGCTTTTGGGCACGCCGGTCTCGCAGAAGCGAGAGGATCCGCGTGCTGACCACCTGGTTAATGAACGCCTCTCGCGTTCCGCGCTCGGGATCAAAGCCGTCCCACGCCTCCAGCAACTGAGCCATCAGGTCGCTGGCGAAGTCCTCGACCTCGCTACGACGAATGGTGCCTTTCTCACGCAGCCACTTGACCTGGGTGCGGATGACGAGATCAGCGAAAGAGATGTGCTTTGGGTCGATCTTCATGTTGGCTGGCTCGCTGTGAGCACGATGCGACGCGCAGCACTCGTGCGCCGTCGGTCCGAGCGAGTCCTAACAGCAGGACTCGTTGTGATTGGTGTGCTCTCACCCCTCTTCTAACCCGCTCCTTCGCGCGCTGCCCAGTCACAGATAGAAATCAAGCGAGTGCTGTCGGAAGATCGCGCGAGAGCGTTTGATCGCGCCGGCGAGACCGTTCCGTGACATGCCAGCCGCATCCGCTGCCGTTGAGCGAGTCTCATGAGCAAGGCGGTCGCATGCCTCGATCAGATTGGCCGGGAGCTTGCTCACCACGCACGGCAAGTCAATGCGAAGCGACAACGAGCGGATCGAGTCGTGCGGGTCGTCCTCTCGCGTTGAGGCGGTGAGAACTGCGGTAGCGCGCCGCTGCCTGATCAGCCTGCGCCGCTCAGTCCGCAAGAGCTTGCACACCTTGCTGCGGATGATCTCTTCGATGAAAGCGCTCTTCGTCGCCCTGCACGGGTCGTACCGAGGCCAGCGAAGCAGAACCTCCAGGATCAACTTCTGCTCGACATCCTCGACTTCGAGCGAGCGGTACTTCTTGGTGATCTGACCTGCTTTGATTCGGGCCAGCTTGCGGCTGAACTGCAGAGAGACGTCGTCGATCATCATGGCGAGTCATCCGTAACGGCGCGCAGTGATCGCGCTCGCTGAGGCGGGAAACCACAGACGGTCCAAAACGAGTGAACGGACTTGACGGCTAGCAGTGAGCGCAGAGTCACCGCGGACGGATCACGCTGCCGCAGCCTGCGGCATGGTCATCGCCCTTCGGAGCCTCGGTGTCAGAGCGAGCGGCTGGCTAGGTGATGTGGTTGTGCGTGTTCACGGCAAACTCCTGCAATCGAGCAGAGCTTCTTGTCGCCGTCGGTTCGCCGCACTATCCTCAGGTGCCAGCCTGAGTCGGGAACCGTCCCGGCCTTCCGCTTGGCCGATCTGCTTGGCCGCGGAAGCACGACTGAGCCTGCCTGCACCAGTTACAGCTGGCGCAGGCGGCTTTTTTGATGGGTCTTGTCCGACTTGGAACTGCCGCTCAAGGCTTCAATCCCTTCGACTTCATGGCGGCGAGGATCTCCGGCAGCTCACCGAGAAGGTCTTGTGGCCGGATCACGATGCGGATCGGGCGGTCGATCTCCACCGTGATCTTCCCGTCACCAACCGTGAGCTTGAACTTGCCCGAAGCACGCTGCTTCACGTCACTCCGATCTCGGTAGTTGCTCAGGCCGACAGCCTCCAAGGCAGACTCCACTTCCTCGATTGGGAGCGTTGCGAAGTCGTCCTCCGGCGGGAGGGACGCGCCGTTCGACTCCACGGGCGCTCCCGGCGATGAGGGTGCGGCCCTCAGCTTGAACACCTTCGCATCGGGATTCAGGGGGCCGTCAAGCAGGCCGGCGAAGTGTGCCGATTCGAGGAAGAGCTTCATGAACCGCTCTTCCTCGTTCACGATGCCGAGCTTGGCGCGAACGAAGTCGATCACGTGACTGCGCTGATTGTCCTGCCCCTTGGGACACTCGACGAACACCTTCTTGAACTCGGGATAGGCAAGGAATGCCGTCGCCCGCATCTTCGCCTTCGCGCCCTCGCTCCCACCGTAGAGCATGTCAATCGCCAGCGGCGTGAGGCGAACGTTCTCGGGGTCCTTCTCGATGAGCGTGAAGCTCTGCAGCGCGTCGAGCTTGTGCCGGAACCGACCCTTCGGAGCATCATGCCCGAGCGCACGGGCGAAGCCTTCGATCGACATCTGCTTGTGGTGGGGATCGATCTTCCTGAGGGCTTCATCACAGTCTTTCAGCCCGAGGTAGACGAAGCTCTTGCCGTGCTTCCGATCAGCGGCTTTGCTGGCACGGTCCTTGGGGGACTCCGGCGCGGTAGCCTCATCACCCAGAAGGTCGGCCTGCGTCCCGGTGTTCTCGCTGCTGGTCATCGTTCGCTCCTTGGGTTTGTCGCTGATGGGTTCGTTCGGCAAAGCAGAGTTTACGCCACTGATTCAGTCTTGTCCGCCCGGAATACAGGTGGCGGCAAAGAATACACGAAGCGTATTTCGATGTCAAAGCGCCGAACTGGAAATTCAGCGATAGGTCGCTGGTTGGGTGGGGTCGAGCGGGCCAGTCATGCCGTAAGTACATGCCAAACAACAACTTACGCATCCGTAAAGATTTCCGACCATCGCGATCGCTGCTGGTTCCAATCCGGTTCGGATGCGATCGAGCGAATCTGCCGCTCAGTTGGGGCCTCCCGGACGCCATTCGTGCGACCCAGAAGCAGGATCGCCTCCTGGATGTCCGGGGCGAGATTCAGGAGATTGGCGATCTGGCTCACTCGAGCGCGGGTCACCTGCCCCAGCTCGGCGATCTCGGCGAAGTCGGCCATCTGACCGCTGCGCACCAGGTCTTCGAACCGTATCGCCAGCGCCATCAAACGCGAGATGCGCGGGACGTGACCCGCGGGCGCTGCTAGCGGCGTGGCACGCTCGCCCGTGTGCATCACCCGCGAACCGCACTGGCCCGTCGTGAAGTGAACCTTGAAGTCGAGCTTGATGCCGTCGCTCATGCCGCTTCCTCCTCGTGCCCGCGCTGGCCGATCGATCGCAGGCCCAGCGGGTGGAACGTGATCGATACCGAACCCTTCGTGGCGTCGTAGTCCACGCGCTGAACAAGCATCCGCATGAGCCGGGCCTGTTCTTTGGGCGTGAGGCGGGACCAGACGTCATCGAACTCAGCGAGCGCGGCGTCCACATCGGCCTTCGTGATCTCGTCCGCGCTCGAATCGGCGAGCTTCTGGTTCAACGTCGCGGCCCGCTCGTCGCACGCCCGCACCTTCTCGTGCAGGTCGGCCAGCCGTGCCGCCGCGTGGGCGTCGAAAGCCGCGTCGCGGGCCACGCGGGCGAGGTCTGCCTGGAGCCGGGCCATCTCACGCTCGATTGCGCTCAGTTCGTGCTCCGCAGCTGTGCGATGGTCTGTCATCTGCTCACGGCACTTCGCCAGCGTCAGCGAGAGGAGCGCCGGATCCTTCCCGATGCTCCGGATCTGCTCGACCACGAACTTCTCAATCTGCTCGGCAGGCAGCGACCGGCACGGGCAGGAATCCCATCCCTGTTTCTGCGCCTTGTAACAGACGTAGTAGCGGTACGCCCGCGACCCTGCCTTGGTGGTCATCGTGTGGCCCATCGTGAGCCCGCACGGGCCGCAGTGGATGAGCCCTTTGAGCAGCGCGCCGAACTTGTTCCGTGCCACCATCCCGCCGTCGCGGCCGTTGTGCCGGAGCATCTCATTGACCTTGGCCCACAAGGCGTCATTCACGATCGCTTCGTGCTCGCCCGCGAACGTCTCGGCCTTGTACCGCACCCGCCCCCGGTACAAGATGTTGGTCAGGACCTTCAGCACGGCGGGCTTGTCCCACTCACGACCGCCGTACGCCGCACCCTTGGACGTGCGGACGGCCTTGGTCCGCAGGCCGCGCCCGTTCAGTTCGCGGGCGATGTCCAGGAGCGACCGCTTTGCGCGGTACAGCCCAAAGATCTCTCGCACGAGCTCCGCCTCTTCCCGGTTCACCACCAGCTTCTTCGTCACCGGGTCCACGTCGTACCCGATCACCGAGCGCCCACCCGACCACTTGCCCTTGCGCCGCGCCGCTGCGATCTTGTCTCGCGTCCGCTCGGAGATGATCTCCCGCTCGAACTGCGCGAACGAGAGCAGGATGTTCAGCGTGAGTCGCCCCATCGACTGCGTGGTGTTGAACTGCTGGGTGACCGAGACGAACGAGATCTTCTTTCTCTCAAAGATCTCCATCATCCGGGCGAAGTCGATCAGCGACCGGCTCAGCCGGTCCACCTTGTAGACGACGATGCAGTCGACTTTCCCCGTCTCGATGTCGGCCATGAGACGCTTGAGCGCCGGCCGGTCCATGTTGCCGCCGGTGAACCCGCCGTCGTCGTACCGATCCGGCAGGCACACCCACCCCTCGTTCTTCTGGCTGGCGACGTACGCCTCGCCGCTCTCCCGTTGGGCGTCGAGCGAGTTGAACTCCTGCTCCAGCCCCTCCTCGGTGCTCTTTCGGGTGTAGATCGCGCAGCGGATCTGGGTCGGCGACTTGGACTCGGATCGTCTCTTCATGCGCGGGCCTCCGCCTT